GAACGCTCTCGATATGCTGAGTAGACAGCTTTTCCCAATTCTTCTGGTGCGTTGTCAACAAAGTATTGAAGCACGTTGTCCAAGAATCGGATAAGGTCTCCAACCATTCCACTTGTTCTCCATTCATCATACTTTTCAAGGTTGACTGAGGAGAGACAACAGACTGCTGTTCGTTCTTCATCTGTTGCGAGATGGATTTCATTGCAGAGGTTGCTACCATTAATTGTGAGTCCAAGCCTTTTCTGAGCTTCTGGTAAAGCTCTTCGGGCTGTGTCGATAAAGTTAATGTATGGGCTACCAGTTCTGAAGCGAGCCTCAAGGATTCGTTGCCATAGTTTACGAGCTTGGACTGTATCTCTGACAATTCCTGTATGCGGGTCTGTAAGATTATATTCTGATCCATTTATCACGGCCTCCATAAAGTCATCTGTGATGTTTACTGCGTTAAACAAGTTAAAGCACTTGCGATTGATGTCCCCACCAGTGGGAACTTTAAAATTAATAAATTCTTCAATGTCAGGGTGATTTACGTCGAGGTATGCTGCGTAGCTCCCCTTCCTTGTTTTTCCCTGTTTGTAGGCTGTCATCTGACTGTCTACTACTTTCATGAATGGTATCGGTCCTGGTGCTTTGTCTGAGATCCCTCTCACGTCTGACCAGTGCCCACCCACACCGCCTCCCTTTACGGAAAGCCATGCTACTTCACCATTATGTTCAATAAGAGAATCAAGATTGTCACCCACGTAAGTAAGGAAACAACTAATAGGCAAGCCCCTATTGCCTCTGCCATGTTCAGGTGCGTTCGAGAGCACAGGTGACGCAAACATAAACCAACCTTTTGAAGCATAGTCGTAAATGCGTTGTGCAAGATCGAGGTCATCGCTACAATAGGCCACACTAGCACGAGCAAAAGCGTTTTGGGGTGATTCTTCATGGTCGAGCATATAGTAGTCACGCATGAGCGTAACCGCTTGGTCACTGAGGCGATTATCTCTTTCATAGTCTATCGTTATCCCTAGGTAATTGGTCATTCATGTCTCCACTTTTTCTTGTTCTCATTCTTGCAAAACCACAAGAGCGAACCTATTATTTTACCATATTTCTATGAGTTTGTCCAGATAGTGTTTGGCTTTTTGTAAGTCTAACTTACCACCTTTCTCCTGAAACCTCGCCATGTACTTGATAACATTACCTAATATAAATCCTTTAAATTGTTCTTCGGACATCCATTCAACCATAGCATCCCAGGGTTGAATCTTTTTATTTGTGTAATGGTTACCACCAAGTTGGTATGAACGTGCTAAGTCATCATCCGTCATCAGTAGCGTCCTCCAAATCTTCTGCAAAATAGTCAAGTTTTTCTTCAACTTTATCCCTGAAACGATCTACAAGGTCTTCAGCCGTCAACTCAAGAACCTCCATAACACTAATCTCGTCCTGCTGCTTTAAACGATCACAGACTTCTTCTAATGTTAGCATTCTTTAGCTTCCTTAAGTAGTGTCGTAATTGTTTCGGTAGTAAAGTACCTAAAATCATTTTTATTAGCCCAATCAGCCATTGTGAACTTTGTTCCATCTTTGCGTCTCCGTGCCCTAGGCATTGGGGTATCTGGGTTATAAAACACAAACACCAGTTCTTCATGGATTAAACTACGTCGTATGTCTATATACTTACGTGCTTCTTCGGAGTCCCTAAAGCGGCCCTTAGCTTCTATCAGGAAATCTCCAATCACAAAGTCAGGCTCGTACAGTTTTTCTTGTGTGTAGTGTACGATGCCTGTGTGGTACCTACATGGCTTGAGTACGCCTGTGTGCAAGTCATACTCAAACCAACTATCGTAGCCTTTAGGAGGTTTCCCCGAGCGTTTCTTTGTAGTCACGCATTACCTCCTGAATTGTTGGGACATACGTGTTAAACCACTCACCTTTGGAACCATGACAATGCTTGTGTTTCTTAAGCAACTTCTGTATTGCTTTTTCAGCAACGTGACGATTCTCAAAATATTCTGAATGACACAACACAAAATCACGATGTGGTGAAGATGTTTGATAGCTCTTAAGTCGATCATTGGCATCGACTGCTTTGCCCACTTTGTACCAGTTAGGCCACGCGGTGTTACGAACAATATACACATCACCTGATTTACTGCGCTTATCAATCTCGACATGAGACCACGCATCATCAAGGCTCTTGTACCGCCCAGGTTTATGCAAAGGATGATCTACTGATATGTACTTACCATCAATCCACATCCTGTTTGCTCGACGCTTTGCGTGAGCTTCTGGGTTATCTTTATAGTAGTAAGGCTTACCTGTCTTTGGGTTTATATCAGTCATGACACCTCCTTCAAGGTTAATTCAGGAACTTTAGGTTCGTTCTTAACTTCGGTTAAGAATCTTACGCCAGTTGAATATACAAAACCACGTAGCGATGGGTAGCAATGAAACTTGTATGAACAGTATGAGCAGCCTGTAGCAAGCTTCTTGTTTCCAGATTTACCATCATCTACTGGCTTGTGACATAGTGGTGGTGGTTCTGGTTTCTCTACCACTTCTTTAACATGGCGAACTCGTTCCGCAATGTCGTAGTTAATTGAAGAGTGAATAGGAGCCTGATCATCAGTCTCATCATACTCAAGGTAACACAAGTGTCCATTCTGTTTATCGATGGCAATCCATCCATACTTCGTATCACCCTCAGAGTGTGCGTAAGCCTTCAACTGGGCAACATAGCCAAATGGATCATCGTATGCTAATGAACCATCCTTGAACTTTTTAAAGCCATAGGTTGAAGTTGACTTAACGTCAACAAGACGACCATCAACACGAGCATCCATAGAGCCCTTGACACCTTCAACCATACACAGTTTTTGTTGATCTTCAACAGTGTGACCGGCCATACGAGTCAAGAACAACACAAGTTCCTCAATCATGTGACCATACATAAACTTAATGTAGTTGTGAGGTTTAAGCTTCTCCTTGCTGTATTTATTAGCAGAATACCATAACTCACGGTCGTTCTTGCCGATAGCTGACAGACGTAATTTACGTCCATCAGATCGTTCCTGGGGTAAGAACTCTTTCTTCATGAGGTCTTTCATAGCCTCACCAAAGCGTTCAATCTCTGCATTAACGTCCACATCTTTAGGAGTATTACGGTTCTCCATTAATGTATAGATATCGTCAATCAGAGTATTAATTGATTTATCCATCTTGTTCTTCCATTAAGCAATCGTTAAGGACCGAATGGCCTACCCAATTAGCTGCTGTATTAACCAGTGCCATTTGGTGCTTCAGTTGTCTTTCGCGTAAATTAACAAAATCCATGAGTTGTTGAACTTGCTCAGTACCGATTGTCAATTCTGCTAATCGTTCTTCAAAGTCTTCTACAGTGTAGATTGGTTTATTCTGTTGCATTTTCAGTTCCTCAGCCATTTCATTTAAATCCATGATATTATCCTATTAGTATAACACAAGATTTAGTTGTTATCAATGTGTTTCTGCCCAATTGTTACCAATTTTATATTCTCCATCAAGAGGACACTTGAGATCAAAAGCAATACCTGCTGCCTTGATAGATTCCACCATCAACCATCCAACTTTACTGGCCTGGTGATCAAGTGCTTCTATCTGGTACTCATCGTGAATTGACCCCAAGAGCTTGTACGTTAGCTTCCACTTAGGTGCATACTCTGTAAAGATCGCTAGTGCTTTCTTCATCACAACAGCACCTGCTGATTGCAGAAGTGTGTTTAAGGCAGAATGTTCACTTCTGATGTGAAGGCATCGTCCATCCAATCCTCTGAGGTGTCCTCTTTGGGAGGCGATTGAGACTCTTTCTCTAAGGTCTGCAAGTGCGGGAGTATTTTGGAGAAAGCTCTGTCTAAGTCGCGCTCCATCTCGCGGACTTCCATCCACAATAGAACCGATTTTGCTGTCTCCTGCTCCATATAGGAAAGCGTATATAAATGTTTTTGCCTGATTTCGTGTAGGCAATCCTGCATTTC